CCTCCGAAGGATAAGATATGGCAGATGTAACCAAAGAAATAGTCCTCGAAGTAGGGCTCAAAGATTCCACCGCCGCTGGAACGACCAGCGCAAAGACCCGCCTGCGGGAATTGCAGAAGACCCTTGCAGACATGGCCCTCGCTGGTCAAGACGGGACGAAGGCATTCCGTGACATGGAACGGGAGGCGGGAAAACTGAAAGACCAAATCGGGGACACCCAGCAGAGGATTAAGAACCTCGCCTCGGACACCCGCACCATTGACACCTTCGTCGGGGCTATTCAGGGTATCACGGCGGGATTCCAAATAGCCCAAGGAGCGGCGGCACTATTCGGAGCGGAGGAAGAAGAACTGCAAAAGTCCTTGGTCAAGGTCCAAGCGGCCATGGCCCTCGCCAACGGGGTGCAACAGGTAGCCAACCTGCTGAACAAGGATTCCATCCTGATAACCCAAGGCCAAGCAACGGCGCAGGCATTGTACGCCGTGGCGGTGGGAACCAGCACAGGAGCGATGAAGGCATTCCGCATCGCACTCCTTGCGACGGGTATCGGTGCAGCGGTTGCGGCAATCGGGCTATTGATAGCCAAGTGGGACGACCTCACGGCAGCGGTCCGTCGGTTCCTGAACTTGCCCGACCCGAAGCAACGGGCAGCGGAGCAGGCGCAGGCATTGAAGGACCAAGAGGTGCAGTTGGAGAAATACCGCAGCGCATACGAGGCCCATACCGACGGCCTCATTGCTGCTGACGCCAAACGCAAAGCCGCCCGTGACAAAGCCATTGCAGATCGGATCGCAGAGAACGAACGCCTCGCCATCCTTGCCGCTGCTGAACTCCAAGCGGAGGCTGATTCGGTCGCCTACGAGAAAGCCTTGCTGGACCAGCAGACCGCTGACTTCAACGCCTTTGCCGAAGCCTACTTTGCCGAAAGCGATGCCATCCTTGAACACGACCGCAAGAATGCCGAAGAACGCAAGGCTATTGAGAAAGCCGTTGCGGATTACAAGGAGCAGGTGACTTTTGATTCAGTTGCAGCCATCGGGCAGACGCTTGCTGCATTTGCAGGGGAAAACAAAGGCTTGGCTATTGCGGCCTTGGCTATTGAGAAAGGTGCGGCGATTGCCAATGTCATCGTAAACCTGAACAAGGAAATGGCGGCCAATGCGGTCATGGCGGCGGCCAACCCTGCGAATGTCGTGACGGCGGGAGCGGCAGGTATTGCACAACTGAAAGTGTTTAACACCATGGCCAAGATTCGTGCAGGCTTGCGGGTCGCATCCATCACGGCGGCGGGCATTGCAGCAGGCAAGGCTATCACAAGCGGTGGCGAAGGAGGCGGTGCGCCTTCACCTGGTGGGCCGATGCCATCGGGAGCGGGTGGGGCTGCTGCTCCCCCAATCTTCGCAAACCCCAACACGACCGACCTATCCTCCTTCGGTCAGGGCCAAGGCCAAGGGATGCAACCCATGCGAGCCTATGTCGTGGAGCGGGACATCCAGCAGACGACCAGCAGGGTGCGCCGCTTGTCCGAATTTGCAACATTAGGGTAGCACTTACATATCCCACCATGGAACTTCCAGTTTACCGAATGACCGTGGACGAAGTGGACGAAGGTGTGCAATTTGTCGCTCTCGTTGATATGCCCGCCATTGAAAAGCCATTCCAAGCCTTCGCCAAGACCCCGCAGCGATTCGCCGAAACGGGGGAACGCAGGGTGCTGACGGGACCGCTCATGCTTGCAGACACGCCCATCTACCGCAAGGACGACACCTACGGGGAGTATTATGTGGTGTTTGACAAAGCGACCATCCGCAAGATTGTCCAAAAGTACTTCAAGCAAGGCAACCAGCACAATGTGAACGCCTACCACAACGCCGAACTGGATGGGGTCTTCATGTTTGAATCCTACATCACCGACACCGAGCGGGGCATTCTTCCCCCCAAAGGCTACGAGGACACCCCCGACGGCTCTTGGTTCGGGTCCTTCAAGGTTGAGAACGATGAGGTGTGGGAGAACCGCCACGCCTTCAAGGGTTTCTCCGTGGAGGGGCTATTCGGGATGAAGAACACAGGCACGGAACTTGAGGTCGCACTTGCGGGCCTCGCAGACGATTTGACCAACTTTTTGCAACAATTACAACCTAACTACAAATCCCAATAACATGAACCTAAAAGCAGCCATTGACACTTTGCGGACTGAACTCCGCAAGTTCACAACCCAAAAGCAATCCTTTGCCGACTACAAGTTGGTGGATGGAACTGTTGTCCGTGTGGACGGCGACCTCGTTGCAGGTACCGCCGTTTATGTCATCACCGAGGACGAAACCCTTCCCGCTCCCGATGGCGAGCATCAAGTTGAGGGCGTTGGTGTCATCAAAACCGAAGGTGGCAAAATCACCGAAGTTGTCGTTGCCGAAGCCCCAGCACCTGCCGAGGAAGTGGCCGTTGCTGCTGAGATAACCCCCGAAGTTGCAGGCGAAGTGGTGAGTGAAATCGCCGAAGGATACCCAATGGTGGACCCATTGATGGTGGAAGAAATCGTCAAGAAGCACTTGGTGAGCATCATGGAGGAACTGAAGGCCGCCTACACCGAAATGGGCAAGATGAAGGACAAGATGGCCGCATTTGCCTCGCAGATGGAAACCATGACCGACATCGTTGAAAAGGTCGCCGAACTTCCTTCCGAAGCCCCGAAGCCAACCGCCTCCGCTATTGTGGAGCAACGCAAGGCATCAGCCCAGCAGAACTTTAACAACCTCGCCCAAGCAATTCAAACTCTTAAAAAATCCAATTAATCCTTAACCCCCTAAAAACAAAATCATGGCATTTTCTTTCGGAAACCTATCAGCCTACACCGACCAACAAAGGCTGCCCCTCATCACCAAAGCGGTCTTCGCCGCTCGCTCTGCTGCCCTCTTTACCAAGCAAGTTGGTATCAAGTCGGCCGCTGCGTTGAACCTCATGGACACCGATGCAAACATCGCATCAGGTACGGCTTGCGGTTGGACTGCAACAGGCAACACGACTTTTAGTCAGCGTAATCTCACCGTTGGCGTGATGAAAATCCAAGAGGCTCTTTGCCCTCGCTCTTTGGAGCAGTACTGGATGCAGACCCAGTTGACCGCAGGTTCAACCTACGATAGCGTTCCATTCGAGCAAGCGTTTGCCGAGCAGAAGGCTCTGCGTATCGCCGAAGCCTTGGAAACCGCCATTTGGCAGGGTAACTCCTACTTCAGCGGTGTAAACCAGTTGCTGAACGCTGCTTCGGGTTCAACCGTTCTCGCCAACGCTTCCTCTACAACTTGGAACCCAGTATCGGCTTCCGTTGGTATCACCACTTCCAATGTCATTAGCATCTTTGACAAGGTTTACAACGACATCCCGCAGGCTATCTTGACCCGCAACGACCTCGTAATCTTCTGCGGTTGGAACAACTTCCGCACCTTGATTGGAGCCTTCAAAGCCAACACTGGTGTTATGTACAACCAAGTGGATTTGCAGGGCCTTGCCGATGGCGACATCGTTTACCCAGGCACAAATGTCCGTGTAGTTGCCGTCCCAGGTTTGACTTCTACCAACCGCATCGTTGCAACTTACCTCGGCAACTTGTTCTACGGAACCGACCTTTTGTCCGACGAGGAGCAGTTTTCCATCTGGCATTCAATCGACAACGACGAGGTAAGATTCCAAGCCAGTTTTAAGGCCGCAACACAATTTGCGTATCCAGACCACATGGTTGACTTCAAACTGGCCTAAGTGTAAGGGGGGCGGGTAACTGCCCCCCGCTTTTTTAGTATAACATAACCCCCTAAAAATACACTATGTCTTGCTCCCTAACTACGGGCTACGCCCTCGGATGCCGTGATTCAGTCGGCGGCATCAAAACTATTTTTGTCCAAACCTTAAACGCTACGGGTTCCGTAAACACGAACGGCAGCGGCTTGGTAACTGGATTCACGCCTTCCTCGGTATCGGGGTCTTGGTTTGAATACGACTTGACCAAGGCTACCTCCAGCATGACGGAAACCTTGAACGCAAGCACCGAGAACGGCACTTTGTTCTACACGCCCGAAGTGACTTTCACCATCAACAAGTTGCAGACCTCGGTCCGTAATGAGTTGCGCCTCTTGGCTCGGAATCGCCTCTTGGTCATCGTCCTTGACAACAACGGACGCTATTGGTTGCTTGGTGCTGCAAATGGCTTGGAAGCCTCCGCTGGGACTGCTGGAACGGGTACTGCATTCGGTGACCGTTCAGGCTACGAGATGACGCTTACGGGAATGGAACCCGAACCGATGCTGAACATCCTCGCTGCAACATTTACCGCATTGACCGCACAAATCAGCGGTTCGTAAAGTATCTTTGACCTGCGGGTTCTCATACTCCCGCATGGTTTAGTGGTTAGGGCCATCTCTCACGGGGTGGCCCTTTTTTTTTGTACCTTTGAACCATGAGAATTTGCATCGTTTACAACGCCCACCCGACGGGGTGTTCCTTCTACCGGCTGGAGATGCCTAACGCCTACCTCGGCGACAACTACACGGAGTTTGACTATGTGTGCGTCGATAATATTGGTAATGTCAAAGACGAAGACCTAAAGACGGTCGATGTGTGGCTATTTAATCGCCTGTGGTGTCAAGGCACCTTGGAGCAAATTCGGAAGGTTTACGAGGCTCTCACGGCGTTTGGGGCGAAGGTAATCTTGGACCTTGATGACTACTGGGTTTTGGAATCGGGACACATCATGTACCGACACTATTTGTCCACGAAATTGGATGAGCAAATCCGTGAACACATCCGCTTGGCTGACCATGTGACCACCACCACCGAACACCTCGCCCAAAAGATACGCCTGCTCAACAAGAAGGTAACCATCCTGCCGAATGAGCCGTACGAAGCGTATCAGCAGTATAAGGCCAGTCCTGACGAGGAACCCGAACCGCACCTGTTCAAGATTGGGTGGTTCGGCGGAGCGCAGCACCAAGAGGACATTGCCTTGGTGGAACATTCGTTTTCCCTGCTGGCCCATGACAAATCCCTTGACGGGAGATACAAAATCTACCTTGGCGGGTGGAACGATGGGAACGCCGTGTACGACGATTACGAAAAGATGTTGTCCTGCAAGGGGCTGAACAAGAATTACGGACGCATCCAAGCCGCTGACATCTACTCCTATGTGGGCGGGTACAACTTCATCAACGCCACCATCGCACCGCTCCGAGATACCAAGTTCAACAGGCTCAAATCGGAGTTGAAAGTCGTGGAAGCTGGATGGATGGGCAAGGCTATCATCGCAAGCGAAACCATCCCCTACACGGACATAGTCGTCCACGGCCACAACGGGTTGGTCATACCCTACGGGAAGAAAGATGCTTGGTACAAGGCGGTGAGGAAGTTCGTGAACGAACCCGACTACGCTCGCTCCTTGGCCATGCAGTTGAGCAAGGATGTACGGGAGCGGTTTGACATCAGCAAGACCGCCGAGCGGAGGGCCGAACTCTACCGAAGCATCGGGCGCAAATTGTGAAATTCGGACGGATTCTACATTTGGGAATAGAGTGATTTACCTATCCCCCAACACCACCAACACCATCGTCGTCACTTGGACGCAGCGGGCCTCATCGGGTGACCGTTACATCTTGCGGCTCACGAACATCGCCAAGAACCTGACCACCGACTTCACGCTGCTAAAATCGGCCAACCTTTCCAACTACACGAACCGCTATGACAAGTTTTCCATCGTTGTGGGGTCGATTGAAACGGGGTCGTATAAGTATGAAGTTTACGATACCAGTAGCACGGTTGGTGCAGCCGTTGCGGTGGTTGAAACAGGCTTGGCTTATGTCCAAGTAGTTTCGCTCACATTCAACACCTTCGCCAATTCCATCCAGTACAATGTTTATGAAGCCACATCCGTGCGGCTTTTTGATTCAACCTTTGATAATTCTTTCCAATGAGCGTACAAACTCGCAGTCAGTTGCAGGCTTCGGCCCTGACCATCACCAACGAAACCGCTGCCGCAGCAAACACCGCTACCCGTGTGGGTGGACTATTTGACGACCTCGCAGATACCGCCACCTTGGACCGAGAGCGGGGCGTGGCAAGCCTATACATAACTTCGGCGGTGTCTTTTACCCCGACCCTCAACACGGCGGTTAAAATCACATCAACAATGACCGCTGGCATTGTCAGCACTTACAACTTTACGCAGAATGCGTCAAGCATCACATACACGGGGGCAATTTCAGCAGCCGTAAGGGTTGCCGCTCAAGTCGTTTTTTCGGGTCAAAACAGCCAAGAATACATCGTTTACATCGCCAAGAACGGCAGCATTATCAGCCAATCCGCATTCAACCAAACAACGCATGGAACGCACTCGCACGCCTATATTTCCGAAGCATACCTAAACGCCGCAACTAGCGACGAGTTCACGGTGTATCTCAACGCAGTAGGTAGTGCCGCTGCCATCAGCATCAAGTCCCTCACCTTTACCGTCCACACGCTATGAGTATAAAGCAATCGTTCACCCAATGGCTTGGGATTGAGCATAAAGTCCCCGTGATGCTTGAAAACAAAGCGGGAAAGTACATCACTTATGGGGCGTTCAACGAGTACCCCTATTACCTGCTGGACAACTACCGCCGAAGTTCAAAGCACAACGCTATCGTCAACGGGAAGGTCAATTACATCGTGGGCGGAGGATGGCAACCAGGTGAGAAGATGACGGTTGAGCAGCAGGCCCGTTACGCCAAGTTTTTTGACGGCCTATCCGAACACGACGATCTTAATGACATTACCGAAAAGTTGGTCCTTGACTTGGAACTATTCAACGGGTTTGCGGTTGCGGTTACATGGAACAAGATGGGAACCATCGCCAAGATGGAACACATCCCCTTTGAAAAGATTCGTGTGGACAAGGACGAGCGGATGTTTCAGGTGGCTGACTGGTACGACGATGCCATGGTCCAACTTTATCCCAAAATTGGCGATGTAGAGAAAATCCCCGCCTTTGATGCAGACAACCGCATCGGCAAGCAACTGTTCTACTATCGGGTGTACGCAGCAGGCGTGAAGTCCTATCCGCTCCCCGAATACATGGGGGGCTTGGCTTGGATTGAGGCCGATGTGCAGGTGGCCAACTTCCACAACAACAACCTCCGCAACAACTTTTGGGGCGGGTATCTCATAAACTTCAACAACGGTATCCCTACACCCGAAGAACAGGGCGACATTGAGAGGCAGATTAAACGCAAGTTCAGCGGGACCGACAATGCGGGCCGATTCGTGGTCACCTTCAACGACGATGTGTCCAAAGCCCCGACGCTTGAACCGCTTACTCCGTCCGATATGGACAAGCAGTTTGAGATTTTGAACAAAGCCATCCAGTCGGAAATATTTATTTCGCACCGTGTCGTGAACCCCATGCTATTCGGAGTGAAGACCGAGGGCCAACTGGGAGGCAGGCAGGAACTGGTGGAGGCTTACGAACTATTCAAAGCGACCTATGTGAACGACCGTGTTCGCAAAGTGGAGCGGATGATTAACTATTTGGGTTCGTTCAACGGCGTGGAAGGGATGGAACTGATTCCCGTGGAGCCAATCACGGAGCAGTTAAGCGAGAACGCAATGATTCAAGCAATGACACCGACCGAACTGCGAGAGAAGGCGGGACTGCCCGCCATTAAAGTCAAGACCGAGAGCAGCGTGCAGGATGTCATCACGGCCATTAATAGCCTCTCTCCGCTCGTTGCAAACAAGGTGCTGGAGTCAATGTCACCAAACGAAATCCGTGCGCTTGTGTCGCTTCCTGCGAAGGCAGAGGGCCAAGGACTGGTGACCCCCGCTGGCACGCCTTCGGATGTGGTCGGTCCCAATCCACAACCCGACGAGCAACCGCAAACCCCCGCCATGATGGGTAACGACAACATCAAGAAATTGTCGGGCCGTGAGTACCAAAACCTCATGCGAATCGTCCGCCATTACGCCCAAGAAAAAATTACCTTGGAGATGGCCCGCACGATGCTATCCGCTGGTTTCGGTCTAACCCCCGAAGAAGTGAACACCCTGCTCGGTGTGCAGGAGCAAGCCTTCAGCGAACCCCAATGGGGCGAAGAAGACACCGAGGACTACGGATGGGGCGATGAAGAGTTCAAGGTCTTGGAAGTGGTCGCAAGCAAGTTTGGGAGCAGTTCGGACGACTATGTTGTCATGCACTCCAAGCCAATGCGCTTTGACACCGACTTGGACGACCAAGTGCGTCAAGCCTTTGCCGAACTTGGGGAGGAAGAGAAAGAACTTGACAAGAAGATTGAAGCCTACCGCAAGAAGAATCGGGACGCAAGCGTGGAAGAAATGGCCAAGGAGTTCGGGGTGAGCAAGGCAAAGGTCGCCAAGCGGGTCGCTTACCTAATCACAAAAGACCGTTACCCCATCGCCCGAGCCGTGGACCAAATCGCCGAGCAGGGCTTGCCGAAAAACATCAAGGAAGTGGCCGAACCCGTGCTGGAGGTCCGCTACAAATACTCTTGGGCGGCGGGATTCAGCAACAAGGATAAAAAAACCAGCCGTGAGTTCTGCAAGGTCATGCTGGACCTCGCTGACCAAGGCAAGGTGTACACACGGGACGACATCAACGGCATCTCCAACATCATGGGCTATTCCGTTTGGAACCGCCGTGGCGGTTGGTATCACACGGCCAGCGGAGTGAACCGCCCCCAATGCCGCCATGTATGGGAGCAGCAACTCGTCATCCGCAAAGGCAATAAAATCACGAAAGCATGAAGGCACTTTTTATCAGCGAACAAACCCTGCTGGACAATAGCGTAATAAACGAGAATGTTTCCTTTACGCAGATACGGCCCACAATCGTGAAGGTCCAAGAGATGCGGATTCAGCCGATAGTCGGTTCGGCCCTTTACAACGAAATGGTTGGGCAGGTGGTCAGCGGCACAACGACTGTACTCAACACGACGCTCTTGGAAGATTACATCCAACCTGCCATGGTGCAATGGCTCTACTACGAGTTACCCATGGTGCTTGCCTTCAAGTACATGAACAAGGGAATGGTCCGCAGAACCAGCGAGGAATCTTCGCAAATGTCCATGGACGAAATCACCCGCCTCACGGACAAAGTGAAGAACGATGCCGAGTGGTATTCCGAAAGGATTACCCGCTACCTTATGGAGCAGAAGGCAAACTATCCGCTCTTCAACTCCCCGCCATCGGCCTTGGACACCATCTACCCCAACGGCACGAACTACAACACGGGGATGGCCTTGGACGCTCGGACCCTGCGCCGTGGTGCTGGACTTGATAGGCCATGGCCCTACGGTTACGACCCCTACTGCAACAACTGCTGAAACCTATGGGAGCGCACTCTAAAAACATTTTGAAACTCCAAGCCTATGTCATGGATAAAAATCAAGCAGGCACTCCTTGCGCTTGCAAATGCTCACCCGCAAGTAAACTCCTTCGGGACGGGCGACCCTCTTGCAATCGGAACGGACAACACGATAAACTTACGAACCCCAAGCCGTGAGCGAATCGTCTATCCGCTCGTTTTTGCGGATGTTCAGTCAGCGAGTACGGATTTGGGTAGCCTTAACCTTACTGTGGGTGTCTATTTTAGCGACCGAGTGGAATCCATTGCCACGATGGGTGGAGTGGTTTCGGGAAGTCCGACGCTCGGTTGGCAAGACAACGAAGACGAGGTTTTGAGCGACCAACTGCAAATCGCACAGGACTTCATTTCAAGCCTTACAAACGACCCGACGCAGGAGTGGACGCTAAGTACCTCCGTGTCGCTTACGAGGTTTGTAGAGAGCCGTGACGACCGCACGGCGGGGTGGGTTGCAACCATGTCATTCCAACTTCCATACGGCCACAACATTTGTGAAATTCCTACCTAAGATACATTTACCCTAAAGCAGAATTATGCCAACTCCAATCTTACAACAAATGCTCGGACAGGGCGGCACGATGGAATTCGTGGACGCAGCCGTCACGGGCGAGAACTTTGACTTTATCGTGGTGAACACCGCCGCAACTTTTACGACCCTCACGGGTACAGGAGGCGAAAACCTGCTGACCGCTTACGCAATGAGCGGCAAGTCCGTTTCTGCTGGTATCGTCATCAGCGGAAGGAACGGCGGAAAGATCACGGCGGTCACTCCGTCGGTGGGTAGCGTCATCGGTTACACCTTCCTGTAATGTTCATAGGGTACGGCTACGGCTATCCATTAAGCACCCTGCAAGGCGGTGGCTTATCGGCTTCGGCTTGGGCTGCGTTCAATGCCCGTGCTGATGCGGACCCATCGGGTGCTGCGCTTGCGGCAGAGGCGGCGGTAAGCGGTTGCCTGTTCGGTCGCTTTGCTACGATTTACAATTTCTAACAATGCCGACACCTTCGCTTCTAATCGTTCCCGCACGCTTCAAATCGGGGAAACTTTACTCGCAAATCCCAACCAGCGGAGCGGGTGATTTCACGGTCACCCGTGCGACCAACGCAACCCGTGTCAATGCCAGCGGACTGATTGAGTCGGTGGCTTCGGGGATTCCGAGGTTGGACTACTTCGCAAGCGGTGGAACGGTTGGGTGTCCTGCGTTGTTGGTGGAGCCTGCTGCTACCAATACGCTGTCGGGGTCGGTTAGCATTGATACAGGATGGACTATAACGGCAGACACAACAGTAACATCAGGGATTATTTCACCAAGTGGAAGTACAAATGCGACCTTGTTTCAAGCGACAAATACCGCATCAAGGGTGCGTCAAACGGCAACGCTTGCAAGTGGTTCAACCTATACTTTCTCTTGTTTCGGAAAATTTGGCGCATTGTCAAGCGGATTTTCTCTCAATGTTTTTGACGAAAATGCTGCAAGTTATGGGAGCGGTGTTTGTCAAGCGTTTAACCTCAATGAGGGAACATTAGGTGCAAGCGGAACAATCGGTGCTGGATTCACGCTTCAAAGCGTTGGAATGGAAAACTACGGTAGCGGTTGGTATCGCTGCAGAATGACTGTGTTAATGAATTACACGCCAACAACCCCAAGAGTTGGATTTAGGGTTGGTACGCAAATAAGTGGAAGACCTCTATCGGTAGCCAGCGGCACGGTAAATGCTTGGGGCGCACAACTTGAAACAGGCTCCGTCGCCACATCCTACATCCCCACCACCACCGCAACAGTCACCCGCAACGCAGATGTGGTTTCGGTCAGCGGAGCGGTGAGCGGGAGTATAGGCCAGTTGAGCGGGACTATTTATTGCGAGTTTGCTTTTCTTGGCACACCAACGGCAAGGAGCGGGCCAATTTTCTTAAGGCAAGCCGCATCAAGAGGGATGGGTATTAATTTTTCCCCTTCAGATTCCCCAACGGGTATTTCTTTTATTTCAAGAAATGATGGAGGTTCAACGGTTTTAAACATTGTTTCGGGGGCATTGCAACTTGGAACTTATTACAAAATTGCAATCGGTTACGATGCAGCAGGCACGGCGGCAGGAGGCTCTCAAGCCAGCGGTGTCGTCGCTTATGTCAACGGAGTGCAAACTGCTATCGGTACACTTCGGGTCCCCGATGCCGCAGGGTTGAAGGAGTTTAGAATGTACGCAGCAAGTGCGGGTTCGGGTTCGGACACGGAGGCATTTAATGGACGCATCCGCTCGGCCGCACTCTACACCACCCGCTTGTCCAACGATGAACTCGCAGCCCTCACAAGCCTTTAACAATGGCCACCTTCCGAAAGTTCGCATTCCCCAACCAAGCAACCGCTGACAAGTTGTTGCAATCCCTGCAACCGCTTGACACGGCCGTTCCCCTCGGGGAACTGGATGGCTTGGTTTGCTTTGACATACTATTTCAAGACGCTTATCCCGATTCCTTGGCCCCATACATCGTGTGGCCCGCGCCTTGCGGGGTGCATTCGTTCCTCGGATGGGATGCGCAATACGCCGCTGACTACAAAGAATTTGCAACACCGCAAACCAAATAACATTTCCAACTATGGGACTATTTAAGCGCAACCCTAACAAACCCAACCTCATGCAATCAGCCATCATCGCACTACTTCGCCACTTGCTAACATTCATCGGTGGTACACTCGTCGCCAAAGGTGTCATTGATACCGCAACTCTGACCGAAATCATCGGTGCGATAATTACTTTGTTGTCAGTTGGTTGGATGGCCGTGGAGAAAGTAAAGGCTAAACCCGAAGCACCGAAGGCGTGAACCTGATAGAAACCACTATCATCGGGTCCATCTCTGCAATCGTCGGGGGTGCAGTTGCTTGGCTAACGAGAGGACGCTTCCAAGCGGATTCCCTCCAGGTCAAGCAAGCGCAAGCGGTGCTGGCTATGTGGCAGGAAACTGCTGAGGCTCAAAAGAAAGAGTTGACCGAATTACGCAACGAGATTGTAAGTTTGCGAGAGCGGATAGAGTTACTGGAGAGCACCATCCAGCAACTTGAAGCCGAGAACGCAACACTTAAATCCCAGCGATGATTCTGCCAACCACTAAGCACACAAGAAACATCCACGAAGTCACCTGCCAATCGGGGCAGGAGTTCTTGTTAATTTCCGACCTGCATTGGGACAACCCACACTGCGATAGGGGGCTGCTGACCAACCACCTAAAGGAAGCCCAACGGCGCAACGCAGGAGTCATCGTTAATGGTGACTTTTTTTGTTTGATGCAGGGGAAGGGCGACCCGCGACGGAGCAAGGAAGACATACGGGAAGAACACAACAACGCCCGCTACTTGGATTCTATCGTCAACACGGCGGTGGAATGGTTTGCACCCTACGCCAAGAACCTGCTGCTGGTTGGATATGGCAACCACGAAACCTCCATCATTCACCATCAAGAAACCGACATCCTGCAACGCTTTGCCAGCACGCTGAACTACGCCACAGGGTCAGCAGTTGAGGTCGGTGGCTACGGCGGAACCATTGACATCCGAGTGCTGCATGATGCAATCCGTGGGGTGAACTTCGTGGTCCACTACTACCACGGCGCAGGGGGTGGCGGACCCGTCACCAAGGGGGTCATCCAAGACCAACGGTTACTTGCATCCACCGAAGGCTACGACCTCACTTGGATGGGCCATGTCCACGAATTGTACTACCACCAAAATATCATCCACCGCTATGACCGCTCCAAGAAAACCCTACTTCAAAAACCTATTCACCAACTTAGGACGGCGACTTACAAGGAGGAATGGGACGGGGGCTACATGGGTTTTCACACTGAACGAGGACGAGGCCCGAAGCCTCTTGGCGGATATTGGATGAAGTTGGAAACCAGCAGGAATAGCAGTAAGGACAACAAAGGTCCCGAACTGCAACTCCACGCCACCTTCACGCCTGCGGATAGGTTGTACTGACCTGTACGAAGAAATCGTACGCCTAAAGTAGCGGATTCCGCTACCTTCCGCAAACTATCCCTCCTGCGTATCGGAGGCGGTCATATACAAGTAACCGTACTCTTTCTCCGCATTAAACTGCGGGCATTCCTTCGCAACCCCTGGGAAGTCACGATGTCCACAAATGCGGGCCTTTGGATACTTCTGCAACCAAGAAAGCAGCACCCCTGCGATGGCTTGCCTCTGCTGGATGGAGCGGTCATCCGAATCTTTCCCCCCGATGTAGGACACATGGAGGCTCGTTGAGTTGTGACCTGCAACCCCGTTGGTCACTTTGTCGTCAGTTGCAAGGGTCATGATGTTGCCGTTCGGTTCAATGATTTTGTGATACCCCACCGCCTTCCAGCCCAAGCCCTCCTTCCAATGTTTGCGGATGCTGGCGATGGTGGTGTTCTTTGGTGTAGCCGTGCAATGCACAACGAGGTGGGTTATTTGGCGCATGGTTATTCTTCGGGGTTAAGGAGGGGGTAGTAACAAACGGTATGATCCTGATCGGCGGGTAACTGGGAGGCGGATACTTCGTGAACCCCTGCCCATTGGGCCTTGGCAGGGTCGTAGCCCAGCAGTTCGCAAGCCCTGCGGTACTCGCACAGGAGGGCGTGGTTCTGCTCCAGGTCTTGGGGGGATACCGCAATCATCAGCCGCTCCAAGGCGTTTGTGAGGGCTTTGGCGGGTCGGGTAGAGTGGTAGGTCATACCGCAAATTTATACGCTTTCGGGTGTAGGGGACAAAAAAA